TGTTACTTTAGAATTTTTAAACTTGTAGAACATCAAGTTTCTGATTTTATCTTTGTTATCCCACATACTTATCTTTTTGACATAAGAGTTTAAAAGATATGTTTTAAATTCTGAATATGATAAGGATGGTGTCAATCCGTAATGATCTTCTTTCAAAGATTCTTTGTAATCATCCCCAAAATTGAGTATTTCACGATCTGCTTCTCTTAGTATATGTTTTTGCGTTTTAGTTCTAAATTTATTGTAATTAAGTATGATAGAATAATCTAATTTGTAAATATTGCTGTTATTAATGACACTTGATTTATACAAAAAATCAGAATAAGATCCAAACAATCTGTAACATTTAATTGAACCTAATAATCTGCCTCCAAAATTTAATGATAACAGTTCATTGTCTTTTATATTCAAAAATTTATTAATATAATTATAACATATAATTTCTATTGCTCTAGCTCCTATAGAATCGTTTGATTTTGATAGATATTCAGTGGCTCTATTAAGTATATATTTATATACATTCATATAAGATGAATCATCAATTGCTTTAATTATTGAACAAATAGTTTTCATACCATTGTCGAATAAGTTTCCTGAAAAATTTTGTAAACCTACCATTTCTGAGCAAATAGTAGAATATGAATCTTTTGTCTTTGATGTTGTTAATGCAAAAAACCTAGGAACTACAGTAGAAAATATTGAAAATAATTTATGATGTTGCTTTGGTAATGATATTACTTCATTCTTATCATCTGAATGAGCTGTTTGACTCCAACTGTCTCTTATAATTTTACAAATATGAGTATCATGATATTTGTCATTCATATATTTGATAAACAGTTCTTTTCTATAAATTTGCTCTAGTGTGTGAACAAACGAACTAGGATTGTGAAATATTCCTTGAGGCCAACCTTCAATTTTTTGCGTTCTAAATATATCTGAAAACTTATTTTCTATTTCTATGTCACTCATGAATTTAGAGTTTGGGTTCAAATAACAACATTTTAATAATTTTAACTTGTCAAGACTGAACATTAGTAATTTATATAAATTATCAGAGAACATATTATACTTATTTTTCATTATATAACTCATAACTTTAAATTTTTCATAACAATCTGCACCAGACCACTTTCCCATATCTCCATTCAAATATAAAATTTCAAATTCTCTCATATCAATAACATTTTTTGTTGATTCTCTGATTTTTTTCATTTTTTCTTCTTGACTTTTAACTACTAACTCTCTGGGAGATTTCTTACAAAAAAACCTAAATATAGCTTGAACAAAGAAAGCCAGAGTCTTGTTGAATATATTTAAAATGTATATTTCTCTTGCTGATTCATGTTGTTCTTTTTTTGACACTATGCAGATATCTAAAATATCACTGACTTTGTAATTGTCTATGCTAGAGTCCTGCACTATCATTTCAAGAATTTTATTGACAAAATTTATTGGATTAATTGTCTCATTCATTGGAATG